ACATCAGGTATTCCACTTATAACGTCATCACCAGTTAATGCAAACGTCTGAGCGATTGTCGGGTTTTCTACTACTGGAACACCAGATATAACGTCATCGGCCGTTAAATCATAACTAGTGATCTGGTCTATGGTTGGGTTTTCAACATTAGGAATGCCAGAAACTACATTATCAGCGGTAAGAACAAAGGTTTGCGCTATGGTTGGATTACCAACTGCAGGTACTCCAGCTATTACATCATCAGCAGTCAAGTTTTGAGTCGCTGGTGTATAAGTAATTTCAATAACAATATTATCCTCTTGCAAAGATATAGCAGCAGAGGCATTGTTATCATTCGTCATATCGTTATACGATCGTATAAGAATTGACGTATTACTGGCTTGATACTCAGAAGGTATACTAACCTGGCTTTGGGGCCCAGTATTCGTCCATGAACCTTCAGCTAAAGAGACGCTTCGTCCTGCCCACATTGTACCTATTCCTGTGGGACCGCTGGCGGCATAGAGATTAAATGGACCCCAACTTGCAGTTTCACCAAATAACCATTCTGTACATCTGGTAGAAATCCCATAAAGGCGAGCCTGTGTTACTGTCGCTCCTGACGCGATTCCTAAGTCTTCCCATGTTCCACTCCACTCCCAGTATGATGTTCCAGATTTATTTCTGCCAGATACTCTACTTTTTAAAGAACCAGCAGGATTACCCACCCCACTATCATATGACAAAGTAATATCACTATTCGCGGGGTAACCAGTCCAACCTTCACTAGTAGAAGCAAATGGAAACGACTTCTGGAGAGTGGCCATAGATCACTCCTTAAGTAGTAGGATCTGGGATTTGGATGTTAAAGGCCGTTAAAGTGAAAGGACTACCAGTAGCAATGGCTAATGAAGAAGCCAAGTTACCACTAACCAAGAGCTTAGAAAGACTGTCGTCAGTCAAAGCAAACCAGGCAGCAGTTCCTGCACTATCAACCACACCATCACTGATCGCACTCACAGTAACTTGTCGTCCACCACCGGCGCCACCATCAGTAGGGCCAGTAATAGTCGGCGAAGCTTTTGTGCCTAATTTATAGGTTGAAGATGCTTCAGTAAAGTTGGTTGGCTGGGTGTCACATATGTAAAGATTTTCAACGACAGTTGTCAACTGGGATAAACCCGTATCGAAAATATCGTCATGAAGGATATCAGCCATTTATTATCTCCTTGATAAAAATTATAGGAAAGGTAGAGTCCCGGATGTTTACCAGGACTCTACACACCAGGGAGTGTTATTACGGCGTGAAGGCCGCGATAACCGCGTCAGGTAGTGGCAAATTAGGATCGGTTGCCACATCACCGAAGAGCACGAGCTCGAAAGCAGCCAGGTCGGTAGGATCAGCCGTGCGTGAATCGATAACGATACTTGCTGTGGCATTGTAACCTGTCACCGCGGGAGGTGTGGTTGCAAATTCCCAGCTGAACGTAATCGCTTCTGGCGAATCGTTAACTGTCTGATAGGCTTTCTCGGAAGGAGAAGCCTGGCAGCCATAAACCAAGTGCAGTTTATAACCGTGATCTTGCCCGTCGACATCATTGCCGACCAAGGTCTTGTAAACGAACCCGAATACGCCCCGAGATTGCTGACCCAGAATAACACCGGGTTGCGGTTCCGCACTGCCATCTAGCAGCGCAAACTCATCGGGGTATGTGTATGCTTCAACAGTCAGCGCAAACTCTTCGGCAGAAATAAGCGTGAGGTATTTAATGTTATCGGCATACAGCGGGCTAGGCTCGGCGCCGCTTGGATTTTCTGATACTGAGATCAAACCATTCCAAGCGTATCCCATAGGATATGCACCTGTACCATCGATGGGGTATACGACCCCTTGATTGACACCGGTCTCGTAAAAGCGATTTCCGGCATCGTCCCAAACTAATACAGCCATTGTTTAAATCTCCTTATTTTAAAAGAATAGTAAGAATATGTCGTGATTTAGACCATCTGCCGTATAATGTCTTTCGAATGCTACGCTCGGAAGCTCAGCAACCCGATCAGGGATATCGCTATCGGGATTTCGGTCAATAACCGTCAACATATACCGCTTTTTATGGGCATATGGATTGTTATTGGCATGATCAATGCGAATATCACTTCGATTGTAGACAATACACGGATACGACATTTGGATTGTTGGAGGAGGTTGGAAATATACAGCGTCAGATCCCAAGACTCCTTCTAAAACGGTTTGAAGCTCGAGTCTACTAGCCATGATATATCCCTCCAACATGCAGAATAAGACGAGGACGCTGAATCTCAATACTCTTAATCTTCCACTTTATGTTTTTCCATAAAATATAAGTAAGAAACTCAAGATTCTCATAAGCATATACATCTGCAACGATGCTAAAACGGTTGTTTATGTTCAGGTCATCATTGACTTGCTGATCTCTAAACTCCCATTTTTGGCTATTACGGAGAAGGTCACCTTTGTAATCCCTCTCCGTAACAACGTCCGTATACACTCCTGGCGAAGTTTCCTCAGACTTAGTAAAACCGATCTTTGCATGAAACTTTGCCATTAGAGCCTCCAATTATTAGGCGATGGCCTGTTCCAAAGTAATTGCGGACTTGGGAACAACCAGGGCGCCGGAAATCCGGGTTTCGATTAGGTATTTGTACTGGTTGTAGTCGATATCGAAATCGTCAAAGAAATTGATTTCTCCACCACGATCAGCACCAATAGTGTAATCGGCCAGGTTTACGATGATCGCACGCAGGTTGTGCGTTGGAGTTGTATAGTCATTCTGGACACCCGCCAGAACAGGAACCTCAACAACTTCGCTTACGCCAAGCTCAGCAGCCAATTCGGCTTTAGTCTTGAACATGCGATACCCATCGGTATCACGCAGAAGTAACCAGGAAGTTACCAGGGATGGAGCAGCATATAGTTTTGGATTACCAGATCCACGATACTCGGTGCGGGCACCAATAATATCGTCGAGCATCTCTTCGGCTGTTCGAGCAAGAGCTACCTGAACATTGTGAACATAAACAGCGTCGTCGGTATAAATCGGACGAAGATTAGTGGGATTAATGTGATTGTCAGCATCGCCAACAGGGTCACGTCCATCGCCAACCAATATTGCGCGGGCAATTTCCTCATCCAGCATTACACGCATTTCCGCTTTCAGCCAGGAAACAACATTAAAGTCAGTAATATCGACGATGTCGTCGCGGTCCAACTTCTGTTTCTTGTAGATGGTCGTCGGAGTTGTATCCGGCGCAAGATAGGATATACTTCTTCCACTTTCAGGTTCCCGGTAACAAAACCGAGGGCCCGAGCTTCATCAGCAGTGATGTCCGCGTGCAGGGACTTAATTCTTGAGAAGGGCGAATGCTTCGTACCATTCAGTACGCCGCTAACCCACTCCATCCGACGAGCAACCCAGGTCGGTTCCTTGGTAACGTTGCGGGCATCGGGGAATAAATAATCAATATTGTCGATACCATAAGTACCGGCGTGCTCGAGGACGGCCTCTTTGAGCGAACCAACTTTACGAGCGGTTGCGAAGATCTCGCCCATCTGAGCATGTGTTAAGGATTTCTGGCCGCTTTCTACAGCCGAACCATCGAATACGTTCTTCTTCATAATATTATCAGTATCTCCTTCTTCATTTGAATTTGAATCAGCTGACTGAGCGAGATCTTCATCGCCTTCTAACAGCTGTCCTACGATTACATAAACTGCATCCTTCTGTTTCTCGCTAAGAGTTTCGAAGACGTCGCCAACAGTTTCATCGTCAGCATGTTCAATAACCTCTTCTTCCTCTTCGACGACTTCTTCCTTAGCAGGAAGGTCTAATTGGGAACCCATAGTAATGATCGCCTCGTCATCTAATTCGGTTAAGGAGCCGTCCCCATGCGCTAATGATACAAAATCAATTTTTGCGCCAGGATTGGCTCCAGACAAAACTAGGCTAACTTCACGAATTACACCATGGGCAACGTTTAACGCCTTCTCAACTAGACTATTAGCATAAATAGAGAAAGCAGTAATATCGCCGTGCTGGACAAGGGTCTTTGCCCGTTTGGCATCGTCACTGTCATTTAGATAGGCATATGCGTACACCATCTTCACGATTTTCAAGCACTGCGTGCCCTAAAATGTTCTGAGGTGAATCGTGCATGTGTTGCCAAACCAACGGGACAGTGGTTCCATCATTATCCTTAAATGCATCAGGTAGAATAACGCGTCCATCTGAGCACTTAACGTTGTTCTTGGTAGCATAGCCACCAAAGTCAAAGTTTGTTTTTGGCATTTTAGAATGAACTCCTTCCATTTTGAATTAATTTGTAGGTTCTTCTTCCTTTGGACTGGAAGTCTCAACTGTGTCGGTTTGGTTCAAGTTCTTATTCCTTAGCTCATCTGCTTTAGGATCAGCACTTGGCTTCATACCAATTACACCACGGAACTCGTTAGACGTAACAATCTCATTTCGAGTAAACTTGTCCGCAAGCTCTGCAAGCTGGGCTGCAGGAACGAGTTTGAAGGGATCTCTAATCGCCATAATAGATTGGCCCTGAGATCTCGCCGTTTTCGTCAGAAAAACCCGCTTCATGCTATCCGTTATTGCTGAGAGAATTGGTTCAATTGTACGATTATAATAATTGACCAACTGTTGCTCATCTGCAGTACCTTCGAAGACTTCCCTCGTCAAACCCAACTGGCTCCATAGCATACTCGTTAAGTATTCGATTTGTTGCATTAAATTATTCTCAGCTGGTCGATTAAGTTGAGTGATCTTTTCAGTCGCATCAACATAAGCTATACCATACTTAGAATCTTTTAATTGCGTCTCGATGGCGTCGCGACGATTCTCAGCTTGTTGTCGTCTAGCATC